GTACAAGAATAAAGCTAAATCTTTATCTATTGCTTGTTTTATAATTACGTATTTATTTTTTTTAAACGACATCTTTGACCACTTCTTTTGGGATTGCTTGAATATTCCAATGTATAAATCTAAAAGGTTCTATTCCAAAATCTATTGAAAATTCATGTTCTAAATATCCTGGAAAGATAATTAAAGTTCCAGGTTGTGGTTTAAAGTGAATTAAATCTTCTCCATTTAATATACCTTTAATACCTGTTTTCATTTTTAATTTAGTAGCACGTGCTCCAGTTCTTGGTTCGTGAAATACTGGCATAGATGTCTTCTCACTTGCCTTTAAAAAATAAAATCCTGATACATGTTGGTTACAATGAATATGGGCTGAACGATGTCCACCTCCATTTTTACTAAATTCTTGTACCCACATCTCACTAAACATAGTTACATATTGTGACATATCATAACCTTGATGATCTAAATATTCCCAAGATTTTTTACCAATATAATCTCTAAAATCTCTAAAATTATTGTCAATAGTAAGTGGTGTTGAATGATAACTTCTTCCAAAATCTCCAAATTTTTTTATATGTGTTTTAGCTTCTGGAGAATTTCTAGCAGCTTTAATATATTTGTTAGTTGCTTTATTTAAAGATTTTATAAACTCTGGCTTTTGTTCTGACCACAAAGGTGTTTTAAAATATTCATTTATATCCATATTATTTAAATGGGTATCCAAGGTTCCACATCACCAATGAATATCTCGTTCCTTTCGTTACGGGTTTAACTCTATGCCATACAAATGATGGAAACACAATGATAGATCCTTTAGGTAGTATCTCTTTTGCTTGTTTCAAATGTTTAGCTTCTTCTCTCATATGTGGATCATAGTTTCTAAAATCAAATTCTAGTTCTCCACCTTCATATTCTGAACCATCCGTTAACTGACAAGTCATAGATAGTTTTCGAATTTTACCATTCTCGGGTCCTTTTTTTTCATAAGGTTTATCCCAACCATCACAATGCCAATCATAATATTGATTAAGTTTGTATTTTGTAAATTGACAAGATTCAGATCTGTCCCATTCAAAATTCCAACCTGCAGCTTTATTAGCTTCGTGAATATAAGGATGTAGTTCTTTATAAATCCAAGTATCATTTAACCAAACTAAATCAGAGTTTCTTTTTCTTTTTATATCTCTAACTTGATCTTTAGTTAATTTTTTATCTTCATAGCCACCTGTTATTGCCATAGTGTCTGCTTGTGTTAATCCATATTTTATAATGTCATCACAAATTTTTGGAGGTACAGCTGATTTAAAATACCAGTAATAATTATATATATTCATTTTAAATTAATTGTTAAAGATAAACGTTTTCCTTTACTGCTTTCAACCCCGTGTATTGTTTCAGCTGGTATATAAATAGTATCTTGAGGATTTACTGTAATATTTTTATTATTTATTTTCCAATTACATTGACCATAAATTTGTTTAACAACAACCGGGTAAGGGTGACTGTGTGGTTTGAAACTAGCTAATTGTTTAGATTTTGAAAAATATAAATTACCATTTACTTCATTACCTATTTTATATTTTAAATCAATATTTATTTTTCTTAATTGATCATTTAAATCTAAAACATTACTTAATATAGTTGTATAACCTTTATTATAATATTTATACCATTCTATATAATTTAAAAAACCATCTGAATTAAAAAAAGTATTTGTAGTATTATTATAATTATTTATAATTTCAACACTTGATTGTCCTGAAGGATAATTTAAAGGCCATCTTCTTATTATTTTTAAAAAAGATAAAATTTCTTTCTCTGTTATTTTTATTTCACTGTTGCCAATATAATTAGATATATTCATAAGTAATAGTCTGTACAAAATTACAGCTATCTTTTTGGTTGTTGGTTAGATAATACATATTTGTTGATGGAAACATTATGAACATATTATTTTTAAGTTTTATGTCCCAACTTCTTCCTTTACGTCTGTTATCTTCATAATGTATTCTAACAAAACAATCTTTAACTTTAACGCCGTAAAGCATAGTAAAATCTGGAGAGTTACGTAGATCCACCGGATCAATATTTAATAAAGGAATTGTTGTCTCATTGGGTTTATAGATATTTCCCCACGTTTTTTTGTTAACTAGGTTAATATTATGTTCAACACAAATAAATTCTTTTATATAAGTATTTAACTTATCCAAAGTTTGTGAAAATTGTAATTCTTTATTAGTTAAATTAGAATGTAAAATGTGATGAGCTAAATCAATTCCATCTATCTCCCAATGTTTCGGCATTGCCACATCGCCGTAATATAAAGCCTGTTCTGTTAATACTTTCTTCTGCATACCACCACCATTTTTAATTTATGCTTAGCTGTCTGTCAAGTCCTCTTTTATATCTGTCAAGTCCCAAGTTGTATTAGTTTCATTCCAAACATAAATCCATTGGTGAGTATTTGCTTCGTGTTGTAAAGTTTGTTCTTCAGTTAATTCTGGAAAATCACCAATAGGAGATTTCCAAGAAAATGATTCAATATGTTTTACCCAAGAAGCATAAGGTTTTTTAGGCCAGAAGATTTGATCATCTTCGTCCCAAGTATAACCTATACCTGCATAGTTTCCTCTAAAAGGTGTTCCACCGTTTTTGTGAACGCCACCAAATGTATTGTACGAAGTTTGAATCCACATTTGTGCAGGCCAATTATTATGTGTCTCTAAATATTGTTGTCCTACTGTTTCATCTTCAACGCCGTCAGCGTTTAACATATCAGAATTATTTAAAGTTAACACAGAAATGACTTGATTTGTTTCTGATATTTTTGCAAAGTGTGCCATAATTTTTATTATATATTAATTTTAAATTTGTGTAAATACATATTAATTATTGAAATTTGTATCTTATCATTACTACACCAGATCCACCAACTGCAGAGTTACCGGCTCCTCGAGCACCACCAGCACCAGCCCCTGTATTAGCTGTTCCATTTTCAGCACTTGGACCACCTTTTCCTCCACCTCCATATCCACCAGATTGTGGTGAACCTGGAACAGAATCTCCACCTTGAGCGCCACCGCCGCCAGCATAATATCTTAAAGATCCACTTGGACCTGGAGTTCCAAAACTTGGACTTGGATTAAATGCTGTTCCGGCACCTACACCTGCAGCACCAAGATAACTAGGATTTGAACCACCTGGATTAGCTGAATCAGCTGCAGCACCACCAGCACCACCGCCAGCACCAGCAGTTCCCCAAGAATTACTTGGTCCACCACCATTAGCACCATCAAAACCTTGTACGGGAGTTGTTGGAGGAGTATTACCGTCTCCACCAACAGCGGGAGCATAACCTCCAGCACCACCACCGGATCCACCAGTTTCTCCATTTCGTGGAGAATCACCAGCACCACCACCGCCACCGGTAGATGTTATATCTGAAAAACTTGAACTTACACCCCTGTCACCTGTATTACATCCAGGACCTTTAGCCCCACCACCACCTACTGCTATTGTAAAACTTGCAACTGAAACTGGTCTTGCATTTCCTGGATTAGCTAATGGACTTCCTGTCCAAGCAGCAGGGCTGGGAACTGATTCTCTAAAACCACCTGCACCACCGCCACCGGCACCTCTATTATTTGATTGTCCACCTCCGCCGCCACCACCAGCTATTACTAAATAATCTACATAATCATTAGCTGGATCATCAGATAAAGCAGCAACTGCAAAAGTACCAGGTCCTGTAAATGTATGAATTTTGTAATCACCACTTTCTGTAATTGTTCCACCAGAAGCACATAAAAAATTTGCACTTCCTCCACCAGCACCAAATCCTAAAACTTGATAACCGAAAGATTTACCTTTTTTGTTTTGTATATTTTTTGTGTTCTTACTTGAAGTAAGTTTATTTTTTATGTCTCTCATATCTAAATTCCTTATGCGTCGTTAGCTGCATCAGTAGTAAAGAATATTTTGATACCTAGAACTCTTGCGTCGGCACTAAATGTATCTCCACCTGCGTTTGCATCTCTAAATAATTGAAAGTAAGTTAGTTGATCTACTGCAGGAGA